GTGTCGATACCGACGTAAGGGCCTGCTAATACAGGTGCTGAGAATGCAGAGACTGCTGCTACTGCTAAGAGTGATTTAATCATTTTTGTTTTTAGTGTCTCGCAAGAAAAAATCCTGCGGATGTTAGACCTCCCGACATGGAAGTCTTTTTAATCTACGCAGGGTTACGATCTTTCGAGTCCTTCGTAATGTTATTTAGTATACACTATTACATTATTAATGTCAAGTGTGCCAGTTTCCTAACTGTCCTTTTTTGTCACACGCTTGATCATCTTAGCATACATCACATCAGAACGTGAGTACATACCAGGATTTTCCTTTGCTAATCTAATTAATTTCTTCGCTGCTCTGCGACTGGATTTTCTTGAGTTGTCTACCATATTCTTCTAGTTTTTTTCTGGATTCGATCAACATATCTGCAACTGATTTTCTACCTTGATAGAAACCTTCTGGGTCTATCTCTATGTCAACGAGATCTCTGGGGTCAGTTATTGATTCAAATGTTATATCCTTATCTCCAACAACCTCTCTTAACTCATGAGTAAGTTGATCTTTTTTGATTTTCATAATAGTATTTATACTTAATAAAAAAAGGAGTCCGTAGACTCCTTCGTATTTATAGTGCGTTGCCTCGTGGCAAGACTTCTTCTGGGAACACGAAGTTCTCATGCGGTTGGTCTACAGATGACATCCATGCTCTCATACCTTCATTTAAAAGAATGTTCTTTGTATAGAAAGTCTCGAACTCTGGGTCTTCTGCTGCTCTTATCTCCTGAGATACAAAGTCGTATGCTCTGAGGTTAAGTGCAAGACCTACGATACCTATAGATGATGTCCACATACCCATGACAGGTACGAACAACATAAGGAAGTGTAAGAATCTTTTGTTTGAAAATGCTATACCAAATATCTGTGACCAGAATCTATTAGCAGTAATCATACTATAAGTTTCTTCTTCCTGTGTAGGATCGAATGCTCTGAAAGTTGTAGATTGAATCTTACCTTCAGTGTATTGTGATGTGTCTTCATACAATGTGTTCTGTACTGTTGCACCATGTATGGCACATAGTAATGCTCCACCAAGTATACCTGCTACACCCATCATATGAAATGGATTAAGAGTTATATTGTGGAAACCCTGTATGAATAAAATATAACGAAAGATTGCTGCGACACCAAATGAAGGTGCGAAGAACCAACTATGCTGACCTAATGGATATATTAGAAAGATGCTCGTGAATACTGCAATAACTGCTGAGAATGCTAGTGCGTTGTAAGGACGTATCCCAACAAGTCCTGCAATCTCAAACTGTCTAAGCATGAAACCTATGAGTCCAAAGACTCCATGTAATGCTACAAAGTTCCATAGTCCACCTAATTGAAACCATCGTACAAGATCTCCTTGTGCCTCAGGTCCCCATAGGAACAATAGACTATGACCCATAGCATCACCAGGTGTTGATACTGCTGCAGTTAAAAAGTTTGCTCCCTCAAGATATGAGGATGCAATACCATGTGTGTACCATGAGGTCACAAAAGTAGTTCCTACGAACCAACCTCCGATTGCTAGGTAAGCACAAGGTAAAAGTAAAAGACCAGACCATCCGATGAATACGAAACGATCTCTCTTTAACCAATCATCAAGAACGTCAAACCATTCTCTTTTAGGTGCGTTTAAGGTAGATGCTACCATTTTTTCTCCTAAGAAAAAAGCACCCGAAGGTGCTTTGATTTACGTGTGGGTTATATAATTAACCGATTGAAGGTGCAGTTAATGCAACTGTTGTAGACTCAGCAGATGCTAGGTCTAGTGGGAAGTTGTGTGCATTTCTTTCATGCATAACTTCCATTCCAAGGTTTGCTCTGTTAAGAACATCTCCCCATGTTGGTACAATCTTTCCGTTTGCATCTACAACTGATTGGTTGAAGTTGAATCCGTTAAGGTTGAATGCCATTGTACAGATACCCATAGAGGTTAACCATACACAGACTACAGGGAATACAGCGAGGAAGAAGTGTAATGAACGAGAGTTGTTGAATGATGCATACTGGAAGATTAATCTACCGAAGTATCCATGAGCAGCAACAATGTTATATGTTTCTTCTTCTTGTCCGAACTTATAGCCGTAGTTTTGACTCTCGTTCTCAGTTGTCTCTCTGATTAGAGAAGATGTCACTAGAGAACCGTGCATTGCACTGAAGAGACTACCACCGAACATACCTGCTACACCTGCCATATGGAAGGGGTGCATTAGTATGTTGTGTTCTGCTTGGAACACGAACATGAAGTTGAACGTACCTGAGATACCTAGTGGCATACCATCAGAGAATGAACCCTGACCGAATGGATACACAAGGAATACTGCAAATGCTGCAGATACAGGTGCTGAGTATGCTACACATATCCAAGGTCTCATTCCTAGTCTGTATGATAGTTCCCACTGTCTACCCATGTAGGCAGAGATTCCAATAAGGAAGTGGAAAATAACTAACTGGTAAGGACCTCCGTTATACAACCACTCGTCCATAGTGGCTGCTTCCCAGATGGGATAGAAGTGTAATCCTATTGCGTTTGAAGATGGAACTACAGCACCAGAGATGATGTTGTTACCATATAAGAAAGAACCCGCAACTGGTTCTCTGATTCCGTCGATATCGACTGGAGGAGCAGCGATGAATGCTACAATGAAACAAGCAGCAGCAGTTAGAAGACATGGGATCATTAAGACACCAAACCAACCAACGTAGATGCGATTGTCAGTGGATGTTACCCACTCACAAAACTCGTCCCATCCTGAAAGCAAACCACCACGCTTTCTAGTTAAACTAGAAGAATTTAGTGTTGTCATTTAAGAGTACGTTGTATATGAAGGGTAGTACGAGAGACGAAGTTTTATCCTCCCTTTAAAGGTCTCGGTTAAAGGAGCAAAAAAGTGAGGAAATCCTCACCTGCATATATTATATATCTTTTTGTTAAGTTTTGTCAAGTAAGTAAAAGTACTCAATATGTGTAGCTTATATTACTCATAAACTTATATTATATGTTTTCTTACTGTACCTTTAAGTCCTGCTTCTTTTAAATATTTTCTACCACCTGCTGAAGTGTCAAATATTTTTGCAAATCTTTTGTCTGGATTCCACGCTGTATGTGAAACCAAATACTCTAGGTAATCATCTACCTTCCTAGTTGCAACCCACTTGATTGCATTACCTTTATCTGCTGCCATGATAAAATTTTAATTCTGATCTATTTATATACCTTGCCAAAAGTTATCTGTGACAGGTTGTAAGTTTCTTGATAAGAAATATAAACCTACATTACATACAAACCAGTTTAGATTTACTATCCAAGTCTGTCTCCAGAGATACTTTCTGTTGCTCTGTACAATAAACATATTTCTCTCATTCATTGTTGTCTCAGGAGATAGAGGTCTAACTTTAATGTATTGCTCTAGTCCTAATGCAACTACGAAACCGATTGCGTAAATGTAAAACACGAAGTTAAGGAAACTTGATGCTGTTAATAGTAGTGGAATCATCCTATGTCTTGTAATTTTTGTACTGCTGTTTCTTTTTGCATAGCAGGGACATCTTTAAGTCCTTCTATACTATACCACGGTGCGTTCTCCCAGTCAAATCCTTCTCCAAAAGTATTGTCTGCGTTAGCAACATACCAGTGACATGCTGCGTCTGGTACATCCACTGCACACTTCTCCCAGTCATCAGACCATTGAGGTACTTGAACCCAGAGTGTCTCAGCATACGCTGTAGTGGATACACCTATTAAGATTGCAAATGTAAGTGCCCAATAAAATATTCTTGGCACCCATTTAAGGGGAATATAATACTTCATATCATTCCTACCATTCCTGCTGCTGTTCCTACAACAACGAAAAACCCAAACTCGATTAATGCGTAGTATGGGGAGTATGCTAATTTTTTCATGTACTTTTTAGATTGAGGGATAAAAGATAAGACCTTTAGTTCTTATGCGAATGCGATGTTACCTACACCTGATACGATGTAAAGTGCAACAACTGATGTGAATAGAATGTGATACATTTTTATGCTCCTTGGTATACTGGTGTCATTACTCCACCACCTTCATCGTCATCATCATCGTCACCACTGATGGCACGAAGGAATAACTCAAGAAATACTATGGCTCCTACTGGATAGAAGACCCATAGTATTGCTTGAAAAGGTGATATAGCATTGTCTGCTACTAACTCGGTCATTATACAAAACCAGGTATAATCTGACCTGTTGTTAGATATGCTCCTACTGCTGCTACGAAACCTAACATCGCTGCACGACCATTTAGTTTCTCAGCAAACACTTTTTCTTTTTCAATTGGTTTTGGTGTTGTCATTTTAAAATACTCCTGGTAGAATTTGTCCTGTAAATACGTAAGATACGATACCTGCGATAACTCCAATCATCGCTAGTCTTCCATTTAGTTTTTCTGCTTTTTCGTCAAACATTAGAAGATACCTGGTATGATTTGACCTGTAGTTGCGTATGCTCCTACTGCTGCTACGAATCCGATCATTGCTGACCAACCGTTAAATCTTTCTGCTTCTGGTGTCATTGTTTTACTCCGTGTGATAATAGGGTTTAGAATATACCAGGTATAATATTACCTGTTAGTGCGTATGCACCGATCATTGCAACGAATCCAACCATTGCTAGTTGTCCATTGACTAACTCTGCCTGTGTAGCATAGTCTGTCTCGATTAGATCTGTCTTTGGTTCTACCGCATACATGTTCTGGCGACCACCAGACTCAGTTACAGTGAACGCAGACTTGTACTTTGGTGTCATTGTTAACTAATGTAAAGTTATGTACATATTATATAGCAATTGTAAAGTTTTGTCAACAGGGTCGGATAACAATATTTCCTGATACGCTGACTCTTTGTCCGTCTGTTTTCTTTGGGTATACTGTATGAATCATCTGTGATGGGAAGATTAAAACGTGTCCCTCACTGGATTTATTGATATCTACCTTCGTTCCTTTGTTATCTTTTATGAAATAAAATGGTGCGTCACCATTAGCACAGCTTATATAACAGCTAAAAGAATAAAATGAGTTCTCATGCATATGAGGGTAGTGTTGGTCTCCTTTTTCCATAATATTACACCACATATTAGTTATGTGTAGGTTCTGTGCACCTTCTGTAGCAATACCATACTTCAGTTTATGGAGATCATAAGCATGATCTATGAGTAATGTGATCCAATGATGGAAAGATTGTGGTACTTCCATCGCATATTCCTGTCGCAGTGACGCTTCCTCAGGATCTTTGTGTATTATCTTTTTCTCTATCGCAATATCAGATGCTTGTCGCATATCAGCAAAGACGCTTGATGGCATTTCAGCGACAAATATATCAGTGTTTTCTAAAAATCTCATAATAAAAAAGGGCAGTGTCCCTGCCCTTAGTAGTGGTCTTCGATAGGAGTATAATTACAACGCTTCCGAAAACCATCTAGATTAACGTCTATTGGCAAAGACGAATCTATTTATATCTCAGATGTAAAGGATATTACATCAGAAAATTTTTCATCAGGTGTAAAACTAACATCCTTATGATCTATTTTCTTTTTAATTGCTTTAAGAGATTGGTAAGTATCCCAGAGTCGATCCAATTCTCTCTCTGGAAACTGCTCATTCTCTATTGCCAATTTCAATACCTTTCTTACAGATGCAATTGCTGCATCTAATTCCACGTGTGGTAAACCGCAAGACATAATTTCCTCTTAAGTAGCGTTGTGTGCATAAGCAGCGACCTCTGGATCAGGGTCTAACCACTTAGTATATTCAAAGTCTTCTATAGCAGTATCTAACTGTATAGAATTATCTAGTAGGTACATATCTCTGTACCTTTGAGTCCATTCATGGAACTTCTGTATTCTATAGTCGGGTTGACCATTAGGAAGGACACCCGAAGAGACGTATCGATAAGGATAACGTTCAAAAATTACTTTCATAATGTAAATCAGATTCAAGTTTATCAAGGAGGATGTCATAATCCTCGTCAGCATTACCATAGAAATCGATACCTCGATCTTCGTAATGTCTCATAATTCTATTATACAACTTGGGGTACTCTATGTCAAGTATTAAATTTCTACTAATCGCTTGCTCCAAAATAGTTCTTTCGCATGTATCTTCCAAGTATGTTGCTGTTGTAGAATTTAGGTGTGCCATCGGTGTCTGCCTCCGTGAGTACGTTGTTCAAGAACAGTTGACGAGTCTCCTCATAGTTAACTTGTCCTAGTGTTTTATGTAGAGATATGATCTCTCTTTTAAACGTATCTTTTCCTACCTTTTTTATTTCTTCTTTCAGTTCATCTGAACTTCCATAATACTTCTTCCAATTGGATTCGCTAGTGACTTTTCGTTTACCTCCCTTTGGTTTTCGTTTTTGGTAAAAGTATTTTCGTCCGATATATTGTTTACCATTTTGTAGATTTGTAATCCTGTAGACGAAACCGAAGAAATCATCAATGTCGTCAGAAGTAAAAGCTGTACCTTGATATAGCCAGGGATTTTCATAATCAATCGCAGATTCCGTCTTCGTCGTTAATGTCACTATATGTTGTAGTCTTATCATTATCACTACTTATACGATAAGCATTAGTGTCAGAATACACTTCAGATTTTAACTCTGCTATTGCGACCTCAAGGTCATGTATCAATGTTTTTAAATTTCTTTTCTTCATTTATCCTCCTACAAGTTTAGTCCAATCTTCATCAAACTTTGCTATCCCTTGGTCTGTGAGAATATGCTTATACATTCCACTAAAAATTTTACTAGGAATGGTACAGATATCAGCACCCACTCTAAAGCAAGAGGCGACTTGGTAAACGTCCCTAATGGAAGCAGCAAGGACTTGTGTTTTTTGTTTATGCGTAGCGTAGACATCTGAGATCTCCTCTATAAGTTTGATACCATCGAATGATTGATCGTTAACACGACCAACGAAAGGGGATACATATGTTGCACCTGCCTTGGCAGCAAGTATTGCTTGTGCTGTAGAGAAACAGAGAGTGACATTTACTGCCACATCATCTGTACTTAAATCTTTACAGACTTTCAATCCCTCTGGGGTAAGAGGTACCTTAATAGTAATGTTAGGTCCTATTTCAATGTAATCATCTGCCATCTCTAGCATCTCTTCTACTGAATCACCAACGACCTCAGCAGATACAGAAGCATGGAAAGGAAAGATATCTGATATCTCTTTCAATACCTCACGAGGATCTTTCCCTGCCTTTAACATTAAAGATGGGTTAGTAGTCACACCATCTATTAGACCTGTGCTATATGCGTCTCTAATAAATTCAGCATCTGAACAATCTAAAAATAGTTTCATGTTGCTCTATAATTTTATGTATTTATTTTACCACCATATTCCACAAAGGTCAACCTATGTGAAAATAAAGACAAAAAAAAGAGAGTCATTCAGACTCTCTTGGGTTATGTAAGTTCCAGTTATTGTTTATAAAGATGTCTAAGTACACCCATTTTGCGTAGTGAATCCCACGATAACACAAAAGAGCAAATACTTTTTCTGGGTTATGTTTATCTGGGTCGTACTCTGGGATTTCGGGTGGTTCCCACCCAATTTTTAACATCTTCTTTACCTCCTGTTACAATTATTTATAATTGTATAAGAGTCTTGTTTCAACGTAGATAATCCCAAGGAATACTACGCTTGCGAGCATAATTTCCGAGACTACTAACATTTTACTTACCTCCTACTGAGTAAGCATGTCCACGGTAAGTTAATGTTTTTGCCTGTGGATCTTTTTTATCCTTAGTGCCAGTTTCGTATCTAACACCACGGTATGTGACTTGTGCCATTTGGTTTTCTCCTAAAGTAATTGGATAATTAATCCGTTCCTTCAGTCGGCTTTTGCGTCCTTACAATTTAGTCCTTGAGTTTTGCCAAAGTCATAATATAAATCTATCACTTCTTGTCTATGTGCTTCAGTAATCTCTGGGTAATTCTCTGCACGAGACACCAGGTCATTAATGTCTGCACATGTT